GACTACCCTTGCGAGTTGCTGGGGTAGCGATTAGGTGCTTGTTCAGCATTAGACTTTTGAATAGTTCTGCTGAGTGTGCGTTGCGTGTTGCCTGAGCAATCTTATTTAGTGGTGGCTGTCTTTTCTTCATAGTCCTATTATACACACTACCACTGACATTGTGGGGATTTGGGATAAGTTTTTTAATCATCTTAATTCAATCGTTATCTTTGGCTGCCGACCACAACCGCCACCCCGAAGGGTAGCGATTGCGAAAACTAAAAAGGTTTTAGTCTTTTTATTTCTTCGTGCTGTTTGTTTGCTAACTGTCGCAACTGGTTTAGCAAATAACTTTGCCAAAATAAATAAGCAACGATTGGAACATAGCCTAGCAGTAGATAAGTTGTCATTATCTCTCCCAACAAGCGTCAAAAAACTTACCAGATAAAAATCTTTCGTTGTCGTTAGCAAACATCTCTGCGAAGTCATTTGCTAAATCGCTAAAAATCTGCTCACCTGCTAAACCTAAACTCTCAAGAGCAGGTCTAACTCCTGCGAGAATGTCAGCAGTTTCTACATAGTCTTTGCGTGTCATCATTAGTTATCTTCCTTTGGTAGTTGAATTAGTAGGGTGATTAGTTCTTGGCGTTCCTCTGGTGTTAGTTCTAGTCCTAACTCCATTGTGTGAGTTGTGCCAACTTCTCTTGTTGGTGAGATTGTGCTGATTGTTAGTTGGAATAGTCCGTTAGAACCAAAACTAAATCCACCAAATGAGTATCTTCTATCCATTTTTATTTTCCTATTCTTGTTGATGTTATTATTATAGCAACCACCACTGACATTAGTCGTCAGCAGGGTCTTTGATAAAGTCATAAGTTGCCATAGCATCTCTCAATGGCATCATACCTTTATAGTCTTGGCACTCAACGCAGATAACAGCATCGCTTGCGTAAGTAGTCTCACAAAATACACAGATAAATAACATAGTTTCCCTTTCTTGATAATACTAGTATAACCCCTACCACTGACATTGGTCAATAGCGACACACCTTTTTTGGGAGAATATTTTTCTTATCGTAAATCATTTCGGGCGTGTCGTGGGTCGGCACCCCGAAGGGTGCTGTTAGCAATCTCCGAAGAGACCGCTTTCAACAGTTGACCAGTCATCTTCCTCTAAGACAGGCAAGACCTTTAGGTCATCTTGGTAGTGAATGCCTCTAGCGTTGTGAGCATACATCTCTCTTCCGTGCCAGTAGTCAACCTGAACCTCATCAAGTATAACTGGTTCGCCCTGTGTAGTTAGGTGGTAGATAAAGTTCTCTGCCTCTACATCTTCCTCAAGGTAGATAGTGTTTCCGTCAATGTAGCCAAAGCCTGAACCATAGTTCACTGCCTCTGGAAAGTCATTGAGGTCTACTTCTAGCCAAGCGTGAGAAGGGTCTGAAATGAATTTGAATGTTGCCATAAGTTGGAGCCTTTCTTGTTTGATAGAATAATTATAGAGGGTACCACTGACATTACAGGTCTAGGGCATACAACTTCCAGTGGTCTTCGCATACCCAAGGTAGAGTGTCATTTATTCTTAGAAAGCCAATCCACTCTTTAGAGCAGAAGTCGCAGGTTTCTTCCATAGTTAGCCTTTCGTTGATAAAATAAGTATACAGGGGACCACTGACATTGCCACTTAATACACGACACGCCAAGGGCGGTCGGCACAAAAAAAGGTGATACGCAACCCGAAATGCGTACCACCCTTTTATTTTTATTGGTTCAACATATATGTAAACAATACAAGCGTTAGAATTATTCCCACAGTCATCACTCTTCGTCTTCCTGTTCTTGTAGGAAGTCCACATACTCATCAAACGCTATGCGATACATAACAGGGTCGCAGTTGTTTAGAATTTGTGAAGCGTAGAAAGTTGAAGTTCCAATCTTGACCTTCAGACCACGCAGATTTGCACCACCCAAGGCGGTGCCAGTTGCCGTAGCGGCAAATGTCGCGCCGGGGGTGGCGACCGCGTCAGCAGCACCAGCAGTCAAGCCCGCAAGCGTCATAATGAAGCCATTGCTGTCAAATGTGGTAGCGGCGGTGCCGTTTACGGAGGCATAAATGAGCGACGTAGAAGTGCCCGTAGAACCCGCAGTGCCCATATTGAGTTCAATCTCAATAGGAGCATAGGTTCCCGAGGAGGTGCCAGCCGACAAGGTCATTTCAGCAACAAATGCCGAGCCCAGGCCCGTGGTACGACCAGACGCGCCGTAAGTGACTTCCGCCTTCAGGGCATTGGAAAACGATCCCAAAGCCACATTGGTGGTCATGTCAAACTTTGCACGACCGCCATCAGCACCAGCGCCGGTCATGGCCGTTGAAACAACCAAAGGCTGATAAGTGCCGCTGGTTGCAGAATTGGTTGTGGTGATGGTGTTGCCGCCCGACGTGATCGTCAGCGTACCAATGAAACTGCCCTCAAAACCGTTATCGGATTTGACTGGGCCGGAGAAGGTAGTGCGTGCCATTGAAGGCTCCTCAATTGCGCTTGCTGTCTGTGAGGTCAGTCCGCCAAGCCGGTCAGCAAGCAGGTTGGAATCTTGGGACTTACGTGTTTATACACCTAAGCGTTTAAAAAGAAAAGGGGGGAACCCTTGCAGATTCCCCCCAAGGTCGCAATATGCGACGCCCTCAATCAAGCACCGGGCGAACCGAAGATGCCCAGAGGATCGGACACGCCGAACGAATAACGCTCGCGGGCCTTGTAACGGGCGTTACCGGTGTCGAAGTCACCGTCCATCGACGTGCTCATGGGAGTACGGATGAAGTGCTTCAGACCGTTGGGCACGTCCGTGGTCAGGAACCAAGCGTTGGTGTCCGTCAACCAGTGGTTGATCGTGTAACCCTCGGGGATCGAGCCGTTGTTCTTCAGCGCGTTGATGTCGTTGTCGGCGGTCGCCACGCGGAGTTCAGTCTCCAGCAGACGGGTCGCAACGAATTGCAGTGAAGGCGGAACGATCAGTTTCCGGGGCTTGGCAGCGATCAGCAGACCACGTTCGTCCGTCCACGCTGCGATCTGAATCACGGCGTTTTCAAGGGACGTTTCGTTGAGGTCAGCACCCACGGTCGGGCGGTTGCTGTTGGTGCCACCAGAGATCAGCGGATGCGCCGTCGAGAACAGGCTCACGCCGTCGCCATAGGTGACGCCGGAGTTGAAGCCTTGGTTCAGGATGGCCGCAGCCTTGACCTGCTTGGTGTAAGCCATAGCACGGGCCAGAGCCTTGGTGTAACGGGCCGACAGAGAGTCGTACAGGTTGTCTTCCATCGCCTCTTCGGTGATGGAGAAACCCATAGCGATGGTCTCGTGGTTGTACCGTGCAGTCCAGGCTTCTTGCGCGTTGTCATACGCAATGGCTTGGCCTTCAGGCTTAACCGGGGCGGCAGAGAAACCAGCCAGTTTGGTTTCTTCTTCGAACGAACGCTCGGAAGTCTCGGTCTCGTAGATTTCCTTGTGTTCTTCGCCGTAACGCTTGTACTCCATGCCAAACAGGGCGTTCAGACCCGGCAGGAGTTCCTTCAGTAGTTGGGCACGAGAAATTGCCATGGTGAATTACTCCTTACGCAAGCGCCGTAGCGAATTGATACGAGTGCCAGCCCTGGTTCCACTTCACCAGAACTTCGGGGAAGCCCACGAAGGTGAAGTTACTACCGGCGGTAGCAGCGGTCAGCGTCTTCGCCACAGTGATGGTCGTGCCGTTCACGTTGGTCACATAGTTGAAGTCGCCAGGGTTTCCGCCTGCACTTGCCTCGGGGCAGGTCACTGCCATACCGGCTTGAAGGCCAGTAACCGCAGCATCCAGCGTGATGGTCGTGGAGGAGGAAGTGCCGGTGCCGGTCACGGAGTAAGCCGTTTCAGGAACCACAGCAACGACGCGGAACGGCAGCGAGGTAGACGCCACGCGGACGTTACCGGTACCGTTGGTCGGGCCGTCGCCAGACACAGCCATCTTGGAATTGCCCGTGACGGTGCTACCAGCAACGCCGGTAATCGCGTACACGTTGGTTCCAATGAACGACTGATTGGCGTAGCCAATGGCCGAAGCGGTGTTGCTCTCGGTGGACGTTTGACCAACCATCGCCACCTTGAACAGTGCCGAAGGATCATCCACAACGAAGGCCACGATGTCGTTAGCCAGAACACTACCGGGGTAGTACTGGGCAAACAACTTCTGACCCGTCGAGGGGTTGGTGTACGAACAACCAACGAACACGCCGATAGCACCAGCGATGACCTGAGTCGGGTTGGTTGATGCAACGTAGCCGGTCTTGATGATGGTTCCGTCTGTCGTCAACTGCAACAGGTCGCCATTGAAAAGGGCGGTGCCGTAGTTTCGGGCAATAGGAATTTGTCGGATTGCTCCAGCGTACGGTAGGCCATTCAACTCATTGATGGCTTTGAAACCGTAGGGAGCGTCAACAACAGGGTATGCCATTTGTGACTCCAAAAATGATTTAACCGCGTCCGAACTTCACCTCAGAGCGCCGCTCCTTGAAGACGGGCATCCGGGGATCGTTCTCGCGCATGAAGGCGTTGTCAACCGACTGCATCTGACCATCAGTTTGACGCTGATAGTACGAGTTGCGTTGGTCAACAAACTCTTTGGGTGTTTTGCAAAGCAAGAGTCCACCGATCTCGATACTGTCTGGGAACCGGGGCTTGTCCCCAGTTGCCATGATCTGGATTTCGGGATGCTCAGAGGCTTTTACAGGCTCCCAACCTTCGCGGAGTTTTGAAGAAATATGGCCTGGATCGGCAGTACCCAGGGTACTGATTCGAATCCAACGGAACTCGTAGCCGTCCTCGGGGTTGGGGCTCGGCAGCAGTTCAGGAAGCATCCACTGCTTGGGGCGCTCCATCTTTGCTCGGGTTTCCAATTCACGGGGGGTACGTTCAGCCATTTTGTTTCCTCATTTCTTCCGCAACCGCACGGGCGTACTGCTCATTCGTCAGTCCGAGCCGCTTGGCGATGTTTACTTGGGACTTGGTCAGCACGATCTTTTTGGGCGCTGTGCTTCGGGTCGCAGGTGCCACGACAGGCGATTTCTTTACCGGCTTCTCAGAGGGGAACGCATCTGGGAAGACCTGCCGCATCCGAGTATTGATGCGGTCGTAGTATTCATCGCTGTTTGGACTTACCCCACTTTCCACAAGTTTTCGATGAACCGTCAGTGCAAGAGCAGTCATCTCGTCATCTTGTCCAAACCACGGATTGGCTTCTTGCCACGCAGAGGCTTTGGGATCAACGCGAACCTGCTCTTGCTGAACTGGTTGTGGTGCGGGTTGTACCGCAGGTTTTTCCTGTTGTAAAGGGGCGGGCTTGAAATTGTTTACCCGGTCTGCCTTGATTTTGGCGGCGGTCAGTTCTTCCTGGGCCGCAACAAGGGCGTCTGAATCTCCTGATTCATAGGCTTCCTTGTATTTGCGCTTGGCTTCAGACAGTTCGTTTTCAACAACCTTCTTGGCCTGCTCAAGCAGTACCTGCTGGGTCTGGCCCTGCGAACTCTGGAGTTTCTTGTTCTCCTCCATGAGTTGTTGTGCAAGACGCACAGCCTCTTCCCGCTCACGGAAAGCAGCCTCTTTTGCCCGGCGCTCTTCGTGATAACCCTTAGAGAAATGTTGGATGCGCTTCTTAACCCCGTCTGAATACTGGGCAAGTTCCTCATCCGTCACCTCCGAGGGAGGCTCCTTCATGGGCGCACGATCACGATCCTCTGGGGGAGTGTCGTCCACCACCTCAATTTCAGAATCTCCTTCGACTTCAAAGTCGATTTCATCCTGCTTCTTTTCCTCGGCCTTCTCGTCCGGGAATTTAAACGCTTCTTGATCAAGCGGCATGTGATCCTCCTTTAAGCGCGAGAGATGCCACGCGGGTCTTGCACCACGGCTTCCACGCTATCGTCGTTGATGATGCGGAACTCACGCCCATGGATTTCCACCCGAGTACCCGCGTTGGGGCGAACAAGGACGAAATCGCCTTCTTTGCACCACGGGCCAGAGGGGAACCGCTTCTCGTCACCATAGGCATCAGGACCTACTTTGACGACAAACAGCACAGTCGTGAGGAGTTCTTCCCGCTCAATCATGCTATCGGTCTTGAAGATGCCACCCGTGGTCTTCTCTTCGATGTCGGGGATGGCACACAGGATGCGATAGCCCTGTGGGTCGGGAAGTTGCTTAGCCCGGTCCTCGACGGGAACCTCAGGCTCTTTGAGTGGTGCGTTGAGCACTTTGCCGTCCACGCCAACGAGGGCGGGGGCCACAATACCTACGATCTCAGTCATCATCTTGCTCCAGCTTTTGGGCTGTCTCGATAATAATATCCTTAGCGGTCAGGAGGCCGCGATACCGACCACAGGCGAACTTGTACTCGCCAATCTCGGACGCCTTCCCCATCGCAAGGTCACGCTCGATGTCCTTGCACGCTTCGTCTATCCTGTGAGCTAGGTGTAGTAAGATTGTACTCATTCCTTTTCCTTAGGCGGTGCATTGGAAACAGGTGGGTTCTCGGCGGTTTGTGCCATCTT